ATTGGGGACCAGTTTTTTATTGGTAGTTCAAGCAACGGGTTGATTGCCAATACTCCGTACTACATTGTTGCGGACTTGGGTAGCGGCACTTATCAAATTTCTTTGACCTATGGCGGTTCTGATGTTACAGGGCTTACAAACGGTTCGCCTACTATACCTTCGGTAATTAACCCCGGCATAGGTGCTACGTTAACCAATGCAGGTGCGCAAGTTGCGTTGACTATTGATGGCGTGTTAATGACTGTTGGTAAGCGGGTGTTGGTGTATAACCAGACCAATGGTTTTGAAAACGGTGTTTACACAGTAACAACAGTAGGCACAGTTTCTACAAACTGGGTATTGACCCGAGCCACTGATGCTGACACATACTCCCCCTCAACTGCTACCGCGTTGGGGCAAGGCGATGCTTTCTTTGTAACTGACGGTGATACGGGTGCTGGTGAAACCTATGCGGTAACTACAAGTGGCGACATTTTCTTTGGCATCACAACAATTACATTTGCTCAGATTAGTTCTGCTCAGGTCTATAACGCTGGTACAGGTTTAACTCTCTCACCTGCAACGACATTTAACATTGCCAACACCACTGTTTCAGCCAATACATACGGCTCGGCTGCTATTGTTCCTGTGTTTGCTGTTAATGCTCAAGGTCAACTTACTTCTGTAACTAACACAAACATAGCAATCAACGGTTCCGCTGTTACGGGCGCTATCTCCGGTCAAGCTGGTTCAGTGGCCAATGCTCTGACTGCCGGTACATATTTGACTAGCGCTGGAACGTTTGATGGTGCTGCTGCCCGTACATTTGCGGTTGATGCCACCGAAGTAAATACCGCTTCTAAGGTTGTTGCTCGGGATGCTTCAGGTAACTTTTCGGCAGGAACAATTACTGCGGCTTTGTCCGGTAATGCAACAACTGCAACTACAGCTACCAACGTGGCTGGCGGCGGCGCTAACCAAATTCCATACAACACTGCATCTGGTACGACAGCGTTTATTACTGCGCCAACTACCGGTAGTACATACTTAAACTGGACTGGGTCAGCTTTTGCCTATTCAGCTATTTCTTTACCTAATTCAGCCACATTTAACAGTGGCGGTGCAGGCGGTGCTTCTGGCACAACCTTTAACGGATCTGCCGCTCAGACAATTTCATACAACACAATTGGCGCACCCAGCACAACAGGTACAAATGCTACGGGTACGTGGGGTATTTCAATTAGCGGAAATGCGGGCACTGCGACCACTGCAACAACAGCGTCTAGCGTGACTAATGCGCTGTCTGCGGGTACCGGGTTGTCTTACACATCAGGAACAACTTTTGATGGCTCCGCCGCACGCACGCTTAACCTAGCCAACACAGCGGTGACGGCTGGCTCATATACAAGTGCAAATATTACAGTTGACGCACAGGGGCGATTAACCGCTGCGTCTAGCGGTGCTGGTGGCGGCGTGTCCTCTATCACGGGCACTGCCAGTCAAATTACTGCATCCGCATCGACAGGCGCGGTTACTTTGAGTCTGCCAGCTACCATCAACGTAAACACTTCCGGTAACGCAGCTACCGCTTCTAGCGCAGCGGCTTTATCTTCCGCAACTTGGCAGCGCATCACAGGTAATGCCATCGACTTTGGCTCGTATGGTTCAATTGGTGTTTCTGGTGTAACTGGCGGGTATGCAGGTGTTTCGTTCTCAAGTGTTTCTGGCACTTTGATGATGAGTGCCTCAGCTACAGGGTTTTATTACAGCAACACCACATGGCGTGTGTATTGGGATGGTTCGGGTAATCAAAACAACACCGGTAACGTCACTGCGTATTCTTCGGATGAGCGCTTAAAAAAGAACTGGGCCAAAATTAAAGACCCTGTTGGAATTGTGCGGTCTATTGGTGGTTGGACTTTTGACTGGGATTTGGAAGAATGTAACAAGTGGGGATTCTTCCCACCAAAATCTGATATTGGTGTTTCTGCACAGAGAACGCAAAGACTTGTACCAGAGGCGGTGCATCCCGCCCCATTTGACAAAACCCCAGAAGGTAAAAGTAAATCTGGTAAAGAGTACTTGACCGTGCAGTATGAGCGGTTAGTGCCAGTTTTGTTGGCAGCAGTCGAAGAACAGGCTGATGAAATTGACACATTGAAGTCGCGTCTTGATAAACTAGAGCAACTTCTGAAAGACAAACAATGAGTCACCCCACGCTTTGGTACTCAAAACAAACTCCAGATGCAAGAGCCCACAGTTGCTATTCTGAAGAAGGCTGCGCCGTGTTAAATTCGTACAAACCTCTTTTTGTCCGCGTAGGCTAAACATGGGAACCGTAACCGCCTATAACATGGCCAATATTCAATCCGCCCTTGGCGGGTCGAACCCCATTTCGTTGAGCGAATACTATCGTGGCGGGGCTTATGTACCAACTACACGGTCTACTACCGTAAGAGAGCCAACTTCGGGTGAATACTACAACTGGCCTAGTAGCCCAAACACATGGTGGGAAAGGCAGGTGGGGGTTATTGCATACGTACGGTGGTTTGGTACCAACCCTGTCAACCCAAGTGTAAACGCCACATCAGCAACCGCTGGGGGGTACACGTACTTCAGGGGGGCATTTCAGCGAACTGTTAATGATGGCTATTTCGATTTTGGATTGTATGGCATTTACCGCACATCTGGCGGCACTACAAGTATCAACACAGGAGTACCATCGTCTGGAACAATTTCAATTAGCCAACTATATGGGGCGGAAAATCCATGAATATTACCAAGCAACTCAATCAAGTTTTTGTTATTCCTGAACACAACGGAAACCAAAATGTTATTCGCCGGGTGCTGTGGTGTCTTTGTTTTGAAAAAGATGGCGTTGTAAGTGAAGCCGGGGTAGAAACCTTTTTAGACATAGATAACATCCAAAATTTTATTCCAATTAATGAAGTGGGGGATGACCGCTTACTGGAATGGGTGTTTGCAGCGCAAGGCGGTGATGCCTTTATTGATTTTTTGCGCCCACACCATGAAGAACAATTGAACTACGCAAAACAATGCGCTGATCTGGAAGCATACCCCGCCAATTTTAATCTAATAAAGGCAGTTACCCGTACAACACTTCCTGCATCTGTCTTATGAGCGCCCCTATCGTCCATATCGGATGCGTTGCAAATTTGTATTCGCGCATGATGCACTTCAAAAAAGCAGGTGATATTGAGCAGGGGCATACACATCAGTTTGACCACCTTACGCTTTTGGCAAAGGGGCGCTTACAAGTAACAGTTGAAGGTAGAACAACAGAATTTACCGCGCCACACATGCTGTATATTCGAGCTGACAAAAATCACGAGCTAGTTGCGCTTTCTGACGATACAGTTGCGTACTGCATCCATGCGCTTCGCACACCAGAAGGAGACATCATTGACCCTAGCATGGTGCCAGATGGTGTTGATATTCGTAGCATTGCAGCGCCTGTAGTAGCGGATGCTGGTAAAAACTTTTAAGAGAAAACACGATATGGCGCATCTTCCCCTTTGGTATCTTGGTAAGCTAGACGGCGACAAATGCAATCAAATCATTGCAGAGATGTCTGGTATTGAAGTCAAAGATGCTTCTATGGGTATTGATGGGGCGGAAAAAAACCATGAAACCCGAAACACCAAGGTGCGGTTTGGCGGCCCTAACTACTGGCTAAACGATCAATTTGAAAGTTTTGCCATGCAAGCCAACAAGGAATGCAAGTGGGAATACCACGTTACTGGGCGGGAAAATATTCAATTTGCTGAGTACGGACCTGAGCAACATTACGCTTGGCATACCGACACATTTGCATTGTCAGGAAACCCAACTGACCGTAAAATCACTGTAGTGTGTTTGCTGAACGATGAATTTGAAGGCGGGCAGTTCCAAGTGCGTTTATACAATGACTACACAGCGCCGCTGGAAAAGGGAACAATCATTGCGTTCCCATCCATTCTTGAACATAGGGTTATCCCTGTAACTTCTGGGATTCGTTATTCAGCAACCATGTGGTTTAGCGGCCCAAGATTTCGTTGAAATAAGGACAAATCATGTCAAGTACTTTTTCCGCTCTTAAGTTTGAGCTAATCACAACAGGTGAGCAGTCTGGTGCGTGGGGTAACACAACCAATGCCAATATCGGTACAGCCATTGAGCAGGCGATTGTCGGCATGGCCACTCTGACCTCGGCTAACTTTACAACCAACGTAGCCACTCTGACGCTGACAAACACCAACTCAGCCCAAAACGCACGGGCACTGTGCTTGGTAATTTCTGCCGCTTCATTAAGCGCTGCCGGTACGATCAATGTTCCAGCTATCCAGAAGCCTTACATCATTATTAACAATGACTCATTTGCAGTCACGGTAAAAGTTTCTGGTTTGACGGGTGTTGCAGTCCCTGCTGGTAAACGCACTGTTGTGTACAACAACGGCACGGACGTTGGCAACCAGATTGATTATTTGGCCTCTTTGTCATTGGGCGCTGCGCTGCCGATTACTTCTGGTGGCACAGGTTCAACTTCCACAACCTTTGTAAACTTGGCTACCAATGTTACGGGCAATCTTCCCGTCACTAATTTAAATGGTGGTACGGGCGCTACTGCCAGTACATTCTGGCGCGGTGACGGAACTTGGTCTGCTGGTGGTACAGGACCTACGGGACCCACAGGCCCTGCTGGACCTACCGGACCTACTGGACCTACTGGACCTCCCGGTCCTTCTGGTGGCGGCGTGCCAGCTGCTATTACTGACGTTGGTTCCGTGTTGATGGTGGCAAATACAACCACAAGTAACTATGTACCCGGCGATACCGTTGCTGGATCAAGTTTGTACTACGGCACACAGATAACAAGCACTACTACTTTTATTCATACCGAAAGTACTGGGACTACTGTACCGTACACAGTTATACATCCCGGGGCAGGATTTATGTATCTTGGAGCCGCCGTAAAAGTAACTAATGGTAATACTGGGTACACACTTCCCAGTGGCCATTCGGCACTGTCTGGAACTTGGAGGGTTTTATCGTTAGTTGCAGCAAGATCTTCAGGCTATGACGCTAAACTCAACAGAACCTCTTCAGAGTCAAATTGTTTAATGGCGCAAAGGATTTCATAATGAACTACACAACTGTTGAAAATTTGGTTTGGACAAAAAACCGCGACATGGTCAATTGTGTTGTTGATTTTGTTGACCTTGGAAAAGTTCCATTTTCTGCAAGTCCCCATGATCTGCCGCATAGCGTTGAAATTTATAACCGTTGCGTATCGGGTGAATTTGGCCCAATTGGTGACTATGTTCCGCAGCCAGATGAAGGTCCGCAAGAGATACCTGTAATACCAATTACAAATATTAATACTGTGGAGTCTTCTACGACTTCTAATAACGTATCACCAACTGAAGTAGCGCCCCCCGCAAACTAAATTAAAAGGTTGTAGTATGAACGCGCCTGAAACGCACATGACTTGTGTATCAAACCTTTGGGTTCGCATGATGCATTTTAAAAAAGCTGGCGACCAGAACGAAGGCCATATTCACAATTTTGACCACATTACATTGCTTTCAAAAGGTAGCGTTGAGGTTAATGTCGAAGGCCACAAAACCACTTTTACAGCCCCGCATTTGATTTACATTGCGGCTGGGAAACGGCATTTCTTGACAGCTTTGGAAGATGATACTACCGCTTCGTGCTTGCATGCATTGCGTACTGGGGAAAGAGAAGAAGACATTATTGACCCAAGCATGGTCCCTGCTGGAGTTCAACATCCGTTGGATGTCACTTCAGTGGTAGCGCCGTAGCACGAATGCGTTGGTTTTGGCTGCTGCTCATTGGTTTGGTTTTTTGGGCAAGCGCCAAGTCCCCGTGCATAGTCACGGACTTTTATGCGTTGAGCTGGATTAGTGAACCGACGATGCGCCACATGGAGTTGTCTAGGTGGCTGACAACAAACGGTGATAACTGCAGTTCAGAACAGTTGGCCGGAATTTGGAACAAGTTGGCTGAGTGGGCGGGCGTTGCGGATAGCGCAGAGTTAAGAGCCAAGGTGTTGTATTACTACTCAAGGGCGCGGGAAAGGGAAGGCAAATGATTGAAACCATCAGATTATTTCCGACAGTTGTAGCGTCAGGTTACCCTGACAAACGTGACCTTGCTCAAGCTAAA